GCAAAATAAAAAGGAATGCCCATTGGGTATCTTAGACATCAAATATGAAAATGTAAAAAACGGAGCATCCCGCTCCGCCCACCTCACCCACTCTTGGGCCTATTGGTGTCTAACTCCGGCGCCTACGCGACAGACTTCTCGAGCACCTGCATGCGCCCCAGAGAATCTTTGTAGCTCTGACCATCTCGGCCCAAGCACAGCACGTACCACGCCTGTTTGGTGCGTTTCTCCTCCGCCCACGCTTTGCCGCCCGCCGGCACTTCCTCGCGGTAGGGGCCCCACACGCGCAGGTGCGCCGCGCGGAACCTACGTGCCTCGCACGTGTTCACCCACTTCTCGGGATCAGCGCCGATGATCTCCTGTGCGAGCTTCTCGAAGCCCACGATCTCGGCCATCGTGGCCCTCTTTCTCTCGTCCAGAGACATTGCGAACTCGCTTTTGACGGGTTCACACTGCCGGACACTCATCAACTACTATTCTATGAATCTAAAATCCGTTTTTGAAACTCTTGGTAAGCAATAAATGTGGCAATTTCTTCTTCTGGTTGCAGCTGTTGCTGCCGTCGTGTATTATTTCTATCCCAGTTTCAAGCCAAAGTCTACTGGCTGCTCGTCATGTCCTAATAAATCTAAGCAATGATATAAATGCCTGGAACATGTGGAGGTCGCAGACACACACGTAGATATTGGAAGACACACGGTATTGGTGAACTAAAGAAGGGTGAGCTTCATGGGTATCATGCTAAGAATAGCAAAACAACTCGTCGTCGTTCATTGCGTAAAACTGTCCGTTCAGTCGGGGCTTTGTCTACGTTTAGAAAGCTGAATGCGCTTGCTGTCTACACTAAGAACTCCGCGCCTTCAAAGTCCAAGACAATCAAGACCGATCGCAACTGGGTAAAGAAAACCTTTATGAAGTAATAAATGTTCAACTTAGTGCCAGCCCTTCTTGTGACAGTAATCTATGTTGCGTTCAGAGTTTATGCGACTCGCGATAGACGTGTAAGTCCTGCTTTAATACGCGAGGCTGTTGTGTTTGCTCTTTGCTCACATGTTGTGATGTATGTCTATCGTGCATATTGGCTCCGTGAGGGAATGTCTACGTTTGGAAAGACGTGCCCTAATGGTTATGCCGAGGTCCCCGATCCATCCAATCCTCAGCAATCAACTTGTGTTGCCAGTGGCCAAAAAACATATCCTGTAGTTGTTGGTTTTGGACAAATCCCCGAGGGTCCCAAGTAAATTTCTCGACCAAACAATAAAATGAAGTGGGGTTATTTTCTGCTAACTGCTCTTACGTTCTACGTGGTTGCGTTCGTCCTCGCTGTGCCATCACTTGGCCCTGTTCCTTCTCCCGTCGTGAAGGCTCTTCTATTCGCGGTAGTTCATATCGCACTTCATAGACTTGTTGGACCCAAGCTCAAGTAAATATCTGAAACATACATAAATGTGGAAGTGGCTACTATTTAATACAGCTCTTTTCTGGGTTGTTTCATATCTTGGAACAAAGAATCATATCGATGCTCTTCTCCTTGCTGTGATTTTTGCGGTTGTTCATCACTTACTTGGAAAGCAGCTGATTGAAGGGTTTGATTATATGCCGGATAGCCGTAAGACGACTTGTGCGAAGGGTTCTGTTCCTGCGGCGAATGGATTAGACTGTAAGCTTCCCACTGATCGGTATGGGTTGTAAAAATGGATTAAAAGCAAAATAAGATGGTATACTCAACATCTACAGAGCACGCATCTGCGAATTCTGTAGAATGGTCAACGAAAACACTCGAAGCATCCCGCCGTGGTATCGCCGTCAGATCTTGCGAGAGCAGGAAGGGCGATGCGCGAATACGAAGTGCTTGAAAGAGCATGAGCTGGACTGGAAGGAGTGCGAGACCAACCACATCATTCCTTGGCACAAGGGAGGGCGAACGGTTCGTTGGAACCTGGAGGTTCTCTGTATTACGTGCCACAAGAACCATACTCGCTCAGACGCAAAGAGGCGGTGGAAGACTATCACTCCAAAGCCAACCTCTTTCGGATACGAGAAGACATACAACGTTCGCGTTCGCCGCGGACACTGTCTCAAGTGTAACGGGTTCGGGCACTACAGCAAGACCTGTGTCGACGTGTAAATAGCCGAAAGGCAAAACGGATTTTTTAACTATAGAAATATGGATTGCGAACGACAGCCATCATGTCCGCCCCCACCGCCGCCGCCATCGCGAGCGCCGAGGAGGGACTGACGGAGCTCAAGACCCACCTCCCAAATCTCGTCTCAAAGTGGGGCGAGTACTCGGAGGGGGTGCAGGCCACCCTGATCGGGTCAACCTGCATCTACATCCACCTCTGCCACGCTTCAACCAGCGTCGAGCGGGGGTTCGTGGTGACGCTCTTCCGTGACTACGGGGGGTGCGAACCCGAGCACCCGCTCGCAGCGGGTGTCCTCAAGCGCCTCCAGGAGTGGGGCCGCTTGCGGACGTAACCGGTGTTTCTTAACACCCCTTTTTTAGATTAAAAATGGATTTAACTAAATTCCAGATTTGATGTATACAAAATGCCCGACTACTACAACCATCCACGCTGGCCTTCGCCACGTGCGCGGCTTGTAGCAAGAAAGCTTGATCTCGATGTAGTATCGCGTTGGCCCCTAACAAGGGTGAAACGTATGACACATGCCGAAGCACTCGATCTCCTGAGACACCGAGCCAAAAAGGCGACCGTTGAAGAGTTTCTCGCGATGCCTCAACAGGAAGCATGGATTGCACTCGGTTGTAGTTATCAGCCGTCGTGGAGTCGACAGCCAATTGCGTATAATCCGCTATATGGAGTTCGTCGCTGGTAAATACGGAACTTAAACGTTCCAAACAGTTTTTCATTAAAATGCAGACAGTGTTGTGCGTCTACTGCGGAAATACATCCCCATACTGGGGGTGGACGGGCCTATGTAACCGAGAATGCTACCATGGTCTTTGCGAGCTGATCGCGATATACGACGAGACTGGTGTTCTCGATTCCAGAATTATTGAGTACTTTTCGGTTTACCCAAAGACAACTCACTCGTTCATGTGTCAGAGAAACAAGAATTACAACACGTGCTGAAAACGGATTTCGATCCAATTTTTAATTTTCTGGTAAACGAGATGGACGAATACGATGAGCTCTTTGCTCAGCTCGAAGCAGCAACAAAGGATAAGGATGAATACATCAAGCAGTTGGAGAATCGAATCCTACTGCTTGAAGAACGTCTAAAAAAACACAGTCCGCCTGCTATCAAGCAGACGGTAACGTGGAGTGGACCCATTAGAATCTCTCCTGAAGAGAAGAAGAAACTTATGGGGTATTACTTTAAAAAACTCCCGTATGAAGAGCTTCGCGAGCAGGGGCTTATTAAACCCAACCCAAATCCGCTTCGACGGGCAGGAATCATCTAAAACGGATTTCGATCCAATTTTTAATTTTCTGGTAAGGAGATGGCGGGCATAATGTATGTCGTCGCTCTCAAAGACAGCGACGACAAGATCGTGGCTATTAAAGTTGGAGCTACGCGAAAGAGCATATCGGACCGCCTTAAGCAACTTAACAATGAGTTTAACGACTGGTATTATATCAGCGTTATTCTCGTAAAAGAGGTGCCGAACTACATGGTCGCAGAGAGCATGTTTCACAAGCTTAACTGGAAGTATTTCGGAATGAAGCTATTGAAGAAGTTCGACGCCTACAGCCGCGAGTGCTACCGCCCGAGCTCACTGAGCATCTTGAAGGCGTACATCCAGTCGCTCTAAACACTGACTATAAACTCCCAACGGAGATAGTCACAGATTTTTTTCCAGATTTGGTCGTGGGAGATTAGGCGATCCCGCGATTTGAGCAGCGGAAAGTACACTTTATACTCGTCCAACTCCAACAGCTCAAAAAACTTGTAGAGAATGTACGAGTATGAGAGAAAGTTGGTGCGATCGTTGGGACAGTAGAGGAGGAAGGGGGCTTGGATATCTTGGAACATTGCTCGGATCTTTTCTTCGATTTCTGGAGTAATAGTTGGCGGCGGGTTTCCATTAAGCCGAGATACGATGTGGGCTGCATGCTCATAGTACTTACTACGGCTTAACTTCTTCAAAATTTCACGAATATCCTTCTCACAAAGTTCAGCTATATTTTGTATGCGTCGTTTCTTGATTTCGCATACAACTTCATTCATCACCTCATCTGGAATGATAGTACTTTCCTTTGCTTGGAATTGATTCAGAATCTCATTCAGATGATTAATCTTCTTATACGCATAGTTATTACGTTCCTTAGGAGGATCTCTGAAACTCGGAAAATCAGACACAACCATCATATACTCTTCAGATCCACACATCGGACAGGCAAGGATACCTTCAGCAGCAACTTCTTCACGGGCAACATTACACCGATTACAATGTTCTGTATCAGTGTTCACATCATTTGCTTCAGCACCAGTACCCAACTTCATTCTGGAAACATACTCATCAAACATCTGCTTACGAGATGGTCCAGTCTCAATAGGAGCCGTAGGGGCTAAATACTTCATAAACGTATTGTTGTCTACATGCTTTGCTGTAATAATTGAACTTGATTCAGATTGACCATAGTACTGTAACATCAGATCAGCATTCTTCAAGAAATAAGAATCCAGCTGATTCTGCTCTTTGAGCTC